CTAGAAGTAAATGGAGTAATGGCTTCAGTAAGAGTATTAAAAGATCTAGATATCAAGAATAGATATAAGCTTAAAGGAGAGATAATAGATAGAAAGAAGACTGTTAAATCTTTCATTAAAGATCATCAGAAAGGAACTTATATCGTTACAGTAAGCAAGCATGCATTTGTTGTTAAAGATGGAAACTTAATCGATAATTTTGGTGAGGAGTTTAGACCTACTAGAAAGGTAGATGGAGCTTATAAGATTAATGTACCGGAAAAGACTATCCAATTATCTCTTTTTAATTAAGGAGGTAGTTGGTACTTACAATTATATTTCGTATCTTAAGGTATATTAATACTAAAACAATAAAGGTTATGACTAAACAAGATTTTTTAGAAGGTAAATCATTTTCATTAGATGGAGATTACAGCAAAACAACTACATACAAGTATAGAGGAGGTAGTGTAGAGGCTTTAGAAAGAGAGTATAGAATGCATAATGATATAGATAATGTATTACTATCAGACTCTATATACAATATAGATAAGATAGGTAATAAGATGATCCATCTATATACTTTTCTATTAGGTAAAAAGATAGTAGATAAGATAAGGTATGAAGATATGGTAGAGTATATTAGTCAAGGAGAGTTAGTATAGAATATAGATACCATATTAAGAAGTGAGTCCGGCCAAGTGCCGGATTCCTTATATCATCTAGACAGCAGTCTGATGTAAGTCTTATATAACACTGACAGTATTGTTCCCTATAGCGGCGTGAGAGCCGTAGTGACAGCCATACTAGGTAGTATATCTCTCATAGATTTTGAGTATATAGGGGTATATATGTATATATTAAGTATCTTTAGCGTCCTTAATCGAAGTAAGTATAACAGGTATACTAATGAATATTACTACCATAAAGTGTGTCCAATTGCTATCCTCAGGATGAGCCAATAAGGTAACCCCTACATAGAATTGTAATAGAATAACTAATACGTAAATAATGCCTTTGATTTCTTTCTTCATAACATAACCGTTTTTTGTTTATATAATTAATATATGAACTTTTCGGTTAATAAACAACATATTCGTAAAAAATAATTTTGCAATTTTTTCGCTATATAGGGGTGTTTCTAATATGTCAATGACCTTTTAGTATTCTTTTGGACCTATACTATGGAGGTTATATATAGACGTACTTACAGTACTGGTAGCTTTATGGTGCTTTGTATAATACTAAGATATGAACTATTTATTGTTAAACCTACTAGATAGTGCATAAATTAGACCCACATACTTTATTTTCAATCTTTGAGAAAGGAGATGAAGAGATATATAGAGAGAATGATGTAGAGGAACTCTTAGATAACCCTTATGTTTTGATAGGAATGGTTGTTACAGGAGTAGAAAACTTCTATATGATAGATAAGATGTATACGTTAAAGCATGAAGAAGAGTATGGCAGAGTGAGAGAAAAGGTTAAGCTTAAGTACTTTAACAAACTATGTAGGTATTTAGATAGAGTTACACCCTTAGAGATGGAAGTAGCCTACTCAATCGGTACAGATTATGAGTTAGATAGAGCTATACAGGCTATGAATGATATCTTATTCTTTTTTGAAAACATAGAGATGTATGAAAAGTGTGCTAAAATAAAGCAATATACCGACCTTTTACTTAATAAAAAGTTGCAAACTCTAGTTTAATTTCGTATATTAACTATATAAAACGGTTATATTATATATTATGTTAGAATTTCTATTATACTACAGTTCAGTAGGGTTTATCTTATCAATTATTTTAAATATTACGTTATGGGCATTGCATAGACCTTCTTTAAATGCTATAGAGGTTATTGCCTGTACTATATTATGGCCTACAACAGTAATTACTTTACTAAATACTCTCAACGGCGAACAGGAGGAGATAGAAGACTAAAATAAAAAAACAAAGGTTATGTTAACAGATACTATTACATTTGAAAAAGCACTACAATTAGAAGGAGAAGGAAAAATATTTATATTTGATTCCGGAGATAATAAAGAATACCATGAAAGAGCTAAAGAGTGGCAGAATAATTTTATTCAACTACGAACCAAAGCCCGTCATGTATCTTCTCAGAACATCGCCCAGCACTTCAATGCACGATACCTTATAGAGAAACGTTCAAAAATAAATAACTATACTTTTGAATGGAAATACCTTAGAGCAATTGAGAATACCAGCACTGATAGTACTGTACAAGACTCTGTAGAATACGTATATGCTCTTACTAACAAAGGATACCCTAATCTGGTTAAGATAGGTATGACAAGAAATACTCCTGAACATCGAGTAGGACAGATTAATGGTACCGGTACTGTAGATTTATGGGAGGTTAAATTTGCTTTGCCTGTAAGGCCTGAATGTGGTATGAAAGTAGAACAGCAAGTACATAAGTATTTTCAAGAAAAACGTCTACATATCAAACACCACAACGATAGAGAGATGTTTAAGATCGATATCTTTACTGCAATGGATAAAATAAGGGAGATAGGTTCTATATTCCAAGCAGGACAACCTAAGATGTACTAAAAACCGCGGCGCAACTTCGCGCGTCTGCGCGGCGAGCTTCGCTCTTTGCCTCCTTTACCTACCCCACCTGCCCTTTTTCTTTAAAAAAAGTTGGTTACTAACATATATTTTCGTATATTAATACTATAAATAAAACGGTTATGAAATATTTTAAATTACTTTTACTAATTACCCTTGCTACTACCTTAGCTTGTACCGAAGAAGATACTCGTCCCTCCTTATGTCTAGATGGCTTTTGTGATGGTATGTTATCTATTCCATATACAGAGGATAGTAACGGTTATTACCATGTAGACTTAAATTTTGAAGGGGATTATCTACCTAGGTTTTCTATCTTTGTAGAGGCTGATGATGTTGATCCATTTTATTACTATAATGATATTGGGGTTGTTCAATCTGCTTTCGAATCTAGTAGTTATTGGGTTATGAATAACGGAGTAGAGGTTGATATTGTACAGGAAACAACTATATACCTTAATAACTCTCCAGATAACACAGAGTATGTTCCTTCAATTGCAGGAAGAAAGTGGGGAAAAAGAATAGTAGGACCTATTCCTAATGAATTTATAGGGGATACTATAGTAATTAGAGCAGAAATATATTGGGATGGCGGTTCAAACTCATCTTCTCAACTGTTTGAAGAAAAATTTATTATAGAATAGTTGCTATTCCGAATTTTTTTATATACCTTAGTATTATTATTAAGATAAAGAAGATATTATTTTAAAATAAATAAATTATTAAATAAATATTATATGAGATCTAAACAATCAATAAGTAATAAATTAGATAATATAGAATCACGGTTAACTAACTTAAAGTATACATTAAGTATTAATGATAGAGCTGCTTCTTATTCACATCTAAAAGAAGTTTCATCTATAATTTCCGATATAAATACACTACTTAACAGAGAAACACAAGATTAATATGTTAACAGCAGAGCAAATACAAAAAAACTACGATAAACATCTTAAGATAATTAACCATTATCTAGAAACTAATAGAGCTGTACAATGTCACAATATGATAAAACATATGGAGGATACCTATGTCATGGCTCCTGCTAGTGGTAAGACATGGTATCACAATGCTTTTGCTGGTGGGTATGTAGATCATGTTAATAGGGTTGTAGAATTTGCTATAGCTCAACACAACCTTTATGAGAAAATGGGTGGAACTGTAGACTATACTCAAGAGCAATTAGTTTTCGCCGCCCTCTTCCATGATTTGGGTAAAATAGGAGATGGAGACCGGCCAAATTATATACCTCAGACTGATAAATGGAGACAAGATAAGCTTTCAGAAATGTATACTTACAATCCAGATTTAGATTTTATGCTTATCCCAGATAGGTCTCTATTTATTTTACAGAAATTTGGAGTAAGAGTAGATCAAAAAGAGTTTTTAGGTATCAGATGTCATGATGGAGTGTTTGATAAGGCAAATGAAGCATACTTTTTTAGTAATGTTGAATCTTCTAGACAAAAAACAGCATTAGTATCCGTTTTACATACTGCAGACTTCTTAGCTTCTAAGGTAGAATACGATATGTGGAAAGCAGCTGGAGGAAGCACAACTTCAAAAGTTAAAAAAACATCAGCTTCTACTGGTAGAAAGGTAAATTCTTCCGAAGGCTTATCTAAAATGCTTAAAAATCTATAAAATATGTTGGTAACTATAATAATTCTTTCTATATTAATAATTATACTAGGGGTTGCCCTACGTAACCTACTGATTAAAGTAGAGAAGTACGAAGATGTCACTGTGAATCAGACAAGCTACCTACAGAATATATCAAATCTAATTACAGATTCACAAAAGCACCTAAAGAGTCTTGACGAGCGTGGAGTTTTCAAGTCGGATGATGAGGTCGGTTATTTTTTTGAACAACTAAAAAAAGTGCAAGAAGAACTAAACCGCTACATGCTCCCAGAAAACTATGGCAAGAAAGAAAGCAAAAGCTAATTACTTTACTTCAGAAACAGAAGAATACATAAAAAAATACAATGTATCAGTAGATCCAGAATATAGGGCTGATATTTTTACAAAACATATTTACCTTCCTTTTTACAAGCTAGCAGAGAATATTATACATACTTTTAAGTTCTACTACACAGATGTAGAACGTATTGAAGACCTAAAACATGAGGTAGTTTCTATGTTATTGGAAGAGAAGATAATGAAATTTGATCCCGACCACGGTGCTAAAGCTTATTCCTACTTCGGTACAATTGTTAAGCGTTGGTTAATTAACTACAACAATAAAAACTACAAAAAGCTAAAACAGGTAGGTTCTTTCGATGATATGGAGGAATCTTTCGAAGGTAGTATGAATGTGAAACTTCCCGGAGGAATTACATTAAGCCAGTTTTTAGATATGTGGGTTGAGAAAGCTTACGACAAAATGGATGATTTATTTAGTAAAGATAGTGAGAAAAGGATAGCTGATGCTGTACTAACCATATTTAAAACAAGAAACGATTTAGATATATTTAAGAAGAAAGCACTCTATATCTACATAAGAGAGATGACTGATTGTGAGACACCCCACTTAACTAAAGTGATCTCTATTCTGAAAGATGATTTTTACAGTATATACTTTAAATACCACGAAAAGGGCAGGATCGTAATAAAAGATATATAATCTATTTATTATAAAAGATATGGATTCAGATAAAGAAATATTTAACGGAAAGAAACTATCTGACCTTTTTGAAGAGATTTATACTAACTCAAGAGAGACAAAATCTCAAGTAAAAGGATTGATTGGTGAGCTTAAACCACTAATAGAGAATATAGGAGATGCAACTCTCCTTGTTCCTATGATTAAAGAGTATATGGAGATCGGTGTAAAGAATGATGAACACTTAATTAAACTAGCAACGGTAATACAGAGGTTAGAAGCAATTCAATCAAAAGGAGGAGATGGAGATATGTTCGACTTCTCTGAACTGCAAGATTTATTAGAGGAGCAGGAGGTTGTAAAAGAAGAATTAGTAGAGAAACCAGAAGAAGATAAAGAAGAGTAATGGGATTTAATACTTCATTAAACAGTTTAGTATCATCTAGAGGAGGTAACAGTAACACTAAATCTTCTAGAAACAGTACAGTATTCGGAAGAGTAGTAGATATTATACTGGATGAAGAACATCCTGAATATAAAAATAAAGGAGGCGGCCTATCAATCAATGGAGTATTCTACAAACCTTTAGGAAAGTACCAAAAAGAAATAATCCCCAATAGTCTTCCGTTTGCTTTACAGAGTAGTTCTCAAATAAAAACAGTACCCGTAGTGGGTGAGATAGTAGAAATAAAATCAATGCCAAACCTCTCTACATCTACTTCTGAAAATACAAATCAAAAATACTATACATCAATAGTCAATACCTGGAATAATCCCAACTCTGGAATATACCCTGATTTAGTTAATAATTCAAACATAGACCTATCTTCAGGAGGAGCTTTTAAAGAACTCCCTACTGTCAACCCAATTAGGTCAACACCTGGAGATGTACAGATAGAAGGTAGACAAGGGCAATCCATCCGTTTTACAGGAGGTAAAGGATCAGGTAACCCTTGGGTAGATGACGAAAATATAGGTTCTCCTGTAACTATAATAAGTAATGGACAGTCGGAAACAGAAGAAGGATACACAACACTAGAAGAGAATGTAGATGAAGACAGTTGTTCGATATACTTAGTAGCTGACCACCAAATTCCTCTAACCCCTGCTAGTGAAAAAAGAGATTCTTACGATGAGAATCCTACTAAATCAAATCAATTCAAAGGTAATCAAATACTATTCAACGCTGATAGAGTCTACCTAAATGCAAAACAGGAAGATATTCAACTATCAAGTTTCAAGTCAATAGGATTGAATACAGAAGGTTCAATCAATATAGATGGTTCATCCTACCTGTGCTTAGATGCTCCTAAAATGTTTTTAGGAAAAAAAGCTAGAACATCAACAGATAATAATAGAGAACCTGTATTACTTGGAAATCAGACAGAAGCATTTCTGGAAAATGTTCTAAACCTATTACAGGGAATGGCTAAGGATATGGCAAGAGCAAAAACAATTAAAGGACACCCTATTCCGAGTATTAATAAAAGAGGGAAACAAGCACAACCAGTCATACGTCAGTTAAAAAACCTAATTAACCCTAACGGGCAATCCCAACTGAAGTCTAAAAAAGTATTTACAGAATAATGGCTTTATCATCACAAATATCAGCTATAGTAGCAGGTCAGATAGGTAGTATCGAAGGAGAACTAGAAGCTAAAATACAGCTTGAAGCTAATAAAATGTTAGGGAAGTTCTCAAACCAATGCCCAGATAGTAAAGCATTGGTAGGAATAATTAACACAAAGAATAACCTACTATCAGGAGTAAACAACTTTCAAAAAAGATCCAATAAATTTCTTAAATTAGCAAGAAACTTAAGAAGGGCGATTAGAGCAGCAAAAGCTATACTAAGGTTCCTTAAAGTAAATCCTACACCAGTCGCTACTGGAATACCACCAAGTGATTATGGAGGATTAATATCAGCTAAAACAGCTGGAAATTTAACATCTTTAGCAGACAGGCTTTACAATATACGGCGCTTACTAGAAAATTTAGACGGAGATGTTTCTTCTATAGAAGACTTAGTAGCAGGAGTAGGACCGAGTTTAAGCAATATTAAAGAGGTTCTCTCCAATGTAAATGATAAAGCAGAACAGTGTATAGAGGATTTATCATCTGGTATGAAAACAGATGAAGAAAAGAAAGCGTTAAGAGAATTACTAGATAAAATACAACCTCTAGAGAATACCGGCTCAGAAGGAACTCCTAATGAGGACTACCTTTTTAAATCGGATTCAGGTAAAGCCTATAAGCTTGCAATAATAGAAGATACTAAAGGAGATGGACCTGTTCCAAGAAGATTAGCTGTAGCAAAAGATAACCTAGGTGTAATAGTACTTAGAGGACAGCCATCATTTAGCTCCGATACAGCAGTACTCCTCGCAGAATTAAAATTTAGAATAAACAACCAACTTCCATAAACTAACTATTTATAATTATGAAACTCGATCAATTAAGAAACATCATACGAGAAGAAGTCAGATCAGCTGTTAAGGAAGAGTTACAAGAAGTAATGAACGAAGCAGTTAAAGCAGCAAGTACACCAACGTTTACTGCTGCTCCAGGTAAGGCAATTCAAGTAGAAAAACAAACACCTACATCAACTAATCCATTAATGGAGATGTTAGAGCAGACAAAAGCAAGTATGTCACCTGAAGAATATAAAAATATATACGCAGGAACATCAGATATGGTTCAAAAACCTAATTTTGCAACATCTATGGCTAACCAAATGGGAATGACACATTCTAACGGTAAAGCTCCAGGCTTAGATATATCTAAGTTTGATTTTGTACAAAAAGCAGGTTCAGTTTATAATAAGTCTATAGAGAAAGATAAGCAAAAACACGGAGTAGCATAATTATGGCATTTAATAGCAGAAGAATTAATCCATTAGATTTACAACCAAGAAAAGCGATAGGAGTATCCCTACCTCTATCAGGACAAGCTGTATTTAATTCAACATACGTTACAAAAGACGCTATTAGAACAAACCTAATTAACTACTTTCTTACAGGGCAAGGAGAACGGTATATGAACCCAAGCTTCGGAACAATACTTAGGAACTTAATGTTCGAAAATATAAACCAAGGAATGGTGGATAGAATTAAAAATACAGTTAGAGCTGGGTTATCTGAATATTTTCCAACAGTAGTACCTGTAGATTTTAGAGTTGAAGCTGAACCAGATTCAAACATAGTTACGTTATTACTTAAATATGCTATCCAGAATACAAACATTGAAGATGAGGTAGTAATAAATTTTGAACAATAATGGCAGAAATTAGAGATATAAAATACGTAGCAAGAGAGTTTTCGGATTATAAGCAAGAATTAGTAGAGTTTGCGAAAAACTACTTTCCAGACTCATATAACGACTTCTCACCAACATCA